GGCTAACTGTCTACGTTGTTCTTCAGGACGTTGTACAGCCCTAATACGCTCATAGACATCAGCTTCCCTTTCACCCATAGGTGCTGCAAGCCCTGTGAGAGCGCCTGAAACGCCTCCTAACGCCTGTCCAGTGATACCTGATACATCTGGTATACCTGAACCAAACCCTCCTGTAAAGGGAGCCATAGGAGCTTGTGCAGGCTGTTGGCCTAAAGCTCTTTGTTGAGCAGTGAGTAAATCTTGCCTCTCTCTTTGTATTCGTTCATCAACTAAGTTTCTAAAGGCTGTGGGATTTGCAAGTCTAGGGTCTGGGCCTTGAGCTTGTATAGCCTCCATTTGTTCCTGTGAAACAACTTCTCCTGTAAGTAAGTCTTCAAAAGAAGCAGGCCCTGTACGAAAGCCGGTTTGTGGACGGATTTGAAACCTCTGTACAGGAGATGGGCCAGCCTGCTCCATAGCATATCTACTGCCCATCATAGGCGCAGTAGACATACCACCCATGCCACCAAGCAAGCCACTGGTAATCCCTTGTAATGCTCGTTGTTGTGCAGCTTGTGCAGGAGACAGTGTAGTAGCAAAGCCACCTTCAGGTGTTGTTTGTACACCACCAAAGCCTGTAGATACTGTAAAGGGTCTAAAGGCACTAGCTTCTTGTGCTTCTCTACCTATCCTAGCTTGCTCTGCTGCTGACCTTTGTGCAATGTCAGTGATCTTGTTAAGTTCATCAATGCTTAACCCAGCACCAATCAACTGACCACCTGTGCCACCAAGGAAGCCACCTAAAGCATCCCCAAGGTTTCCAAGGTCACTGAAGAAACCTCCAGTGCCTCCAGTGCCTACTGGAGATTGTTGAAGACCTGTAACAGGAGCATTTACTGCGGATGCTGCTAAGTCATCTAATATACTCATCTCTATATTCTCTTTATGTCAATACTGTTGTTACTACAGAAGCCGCCCCTGTTACTACAACAGTAACAACAAGCCAAGCCAGACGCTCCCACTTTTTAGAGTGAGCTATAGCCATTTCCCTAAGTTGCCTTAGCTCTGCTGTAGCTTCACCCCATCGCTCACCACATTCTTTCTCATGTTGAGCAATCTTCTCTAAAGCCTCTAAAGCTAAATCAAGTGTTTGCGTCTGCTCTTGCTTCATTACCAAGGCACACCATCAGCGGTTGTTGGGTTCTTCTGCTCATTGATGTTAGCTGTTAAGGCAGCTTCAATGGCATCAACGTCCAACTCACCCTGACACCAGCCAATGACATCAGCTTCCGTTAGGTCATCGTAGGCGATGTAGCCTTCAGAGGAAGGGTCTGGGGTAAAGCCACAGGTTCCGTAGCTAGAAGCACTGTAAGTATTCTCACCCACAGTTTCTTCTTCAGTGACACGCCAGTGGGCAACGATAACGCCTCCCGCTAAGTCACCTTGTAAGTCTCGTTCAAGTGTTGAAATAGTCCATGTAGCCATTAGTTATTCTCCTAGATTGCTGCGATGACAAAGGCTAGTAGTTCACTGTAGCGCACACCCATACGGCTACGTTCCTCACCAGTTTCTTCATCAGTCCATGTTGTATTGATAAACATTCCGTAGCGTCCAGCGTCTAAGCCTTCTGCCTCGAATGCTGCCTGTAGGTCTTGTGCGATGATTCCAAAGTGGATACGGGCTTCGTCGCCTTTCTCAGCTACTGAGTCTTTCCAGCGGAACTTCCTTAGTAGACCTTTAGCTGCTACTGCTACCCTTTGCTCTGCGTCAGACAGTGCTTCAATGTCTTGCTTCTCATTGCGGTCTGAGGTTTGGATAGTGCCGTTGGTGGCGTAGATGTCGTCAAATCTAGCTGAAGAAGCGCCAAGGTCAACAACGTCATCTACGACAGCGCCATTATCTCTTGGAATCCATGCTCCACCATCAAAGCGAATACCTGTATTGCCAGAGCCGCTATCAATGTATAAGCGGTCAGAGTTTTCTACACCAATACTACCTACGGCTGTGCCGTTTTTACTAAAGCGCACAAGAGGGCCGTCATCGGGGTTCTTATTTACGTACAAAGTAGCGTTTGCCGCGCCGCCTGCTCTACTAAATGCGACTAGACCGCCTGCCAAAATAGCAGTACCTAGAGTTGTGTTACCGATGCCGGGTGTAGTAGTAGAAGACTGACCCACCAGCACGTTGCCTGAAGAGTCGATGCGCATGCGTTCAGTGCTGGCAGTTTTAAATGTTAACGGAAGACCGTTAGCCATATTAATGTCGCCAGCCGTTCCACTAGCAGTAAACACTAAATTAGAACCGCCAGAATCACTTGATGTAATTTGTAACGCTTGTGAGCCTGAGCCAGAAATATGTAACTGACTAGACGCACTGCTAGTGCCAATACCCAAAGACTCCGCAGAAGCATCCCAGAACAACTTAGGCGTGGTGCCGGTGTCTTCGTAGAAGCTGATGTCGCCGTTGCCTGCAAAACTTATAACCCGATTTGAGCCACTCGTAATAGTGTTATTTTGAGTACCATCAGACAACAAAAGCTCTAACTTATTGCCAGCCGCAGTAACGTCGTGCGCAGTTCTAATAAAATGCTGATAATCGTCGGTTGCGTTATAACCAAAAGCTATCTGCGCCCGGCCACCACCAAAAGTATTTGTATCTCCACTTTGTATTTTGACTGCGCCTGTTGTGCTGTTGTTATCAACAGTCAAACCATCAGTAGTCACTGTGCCAGTAACGTCGATGCCTGTGCTCGTCGTCTCGAATTTAGTAGCATTGTCGTGTGCAAGTAATACAGACCCGTCAGCAGTGAAAACCCCCATCGTTTCGCCTGTATACTTCTGTATGCTAAGGCTTGAGTTTGCCCTTATTCGCAAGTTTCCTGTACCAGCGTCATCAATGTAACTTGCAGACCCATCGTGATAGATCTGTAGGTCAGAGCCAGCACCGAAGATGGCTTTGACGTTATCCGCAAAGTTTAAATCTTCGTTGGTGGCTGACCATGTTAGTTTTGCCGTTGTGCCAGTATCTTCGTAGAAGCTGATATTTCCTGTTTCAGCAATACGCAAGCGTTGTCTGTCTGTCCCATCAACCGTGTCAGATGTTTCAACAATAAAATCTGCGCCAAAGTTGGCACCAACACGCTCACTAACTAAGTTCACATTACAAGCGCTACTTACGCTTTGTAAAACAGCTTGTACTCTTGTGCCATCAGCGCTTGTAGTATTTGTGAAAGTTGCGGCTGTTACAGTCCCAGCACTGGCACCCTCAACAGTCAAACCATCAGCAGTCACAGTCCCAGTAACGTCGATGCCTGTGGAGTTAATTTCCATGCGCTCAGTAACAGTGGAGCCTGTGTAGAAGCGCATAAGGTCGGCATCTGTTGTTGCAATACGACCTACTTCTGCATCTGTAGACTGCTTAAATTGAATACCGCCAGAGCCGCCTGCTACCGTGTCTTTAATAGTAAACAGGGGATTCTGATACTCTATAGAAGTAGCGCCAGCGAATGTTCCACCATCAGCAGACACGCTGCCAGTTACGTCTATGCCTGTGGAAGTGCTGGTTAGTTTTTCAGAGCCATCATGGAAAATACCAACACTACCTGCATCTCTAGCAGATAATAAATTGTTACCTGCATTTGTTTTTATAACAGTAGCAGTGCCGTTAGATTTAACAATTAAGTCTCCAGTACCAGCGTCTTGGATTAAACTATTAGACCCATCGTGATAAATCTGCAGGTCAGAGCCAGCACCGAAGATGGCCTTGTCGTTGTCGCCAAACAGGATGTCAGCAGAGGTAGTCAGTCCCGGTACAGTCACAGTCCCAGTAAACGTAGGTGATGCTATAGGGGCTTTAGCATCCAACTGTGTCTGAACATTAGAGGTAACACCATCAACGTAGTTTATCTCTGCTGTTGTTGCTGTCACACCATCTAGGATATTTAGCTCAGCAGTAGTTACAGTAGCTCCGTCCAGAATCTCTAGTTCTGCTTCAGTAATTGTAGCGGAGCCAATAGTAAACGAAGTACCAATGGTAGGAGTGTTAAGAGTAGGTGACGTAAGAGTCTTATTAGTCAGCGTCTGCGTACCTGTGAGGGTAGCTACAGTGCTGTCAATAGCAAAGGTTACAGCATTGCCAGAGCCACTAGTGTCAACACCAGTGCCTCCAGTAAACGTAAGTGTCTCGCTGTCTAAGTCAATGCTTAGAGCACCACCAGAGTCTGCTTGAAAGTCTAAGTCCTGTGCAGTTACCTGTGAGTCTACGTAGGCTTTGATGGACTGCTGTGTAGCTAGTTTAGTTGCACTATTGGAAGACATATCGTCTTCATCTTTAATGCCAGTTACAGTAGCGCCATCACCAGCAATGTTAATGCTAGTGTTAGCTACAATAGTTGTACCTGTAATAGCAGCAGCAGTAGATGCGCCTACAGTAGTGCCATCTATAGCACCACCATTTAAGTCTACAGTGGGTATAGTTACAGTGCCAGTAAACGTAGGACCAGCTATGTCTGCCTTAGTTGCTGATGCAGTTGCAATGTTGTCAAACTCTGTATCAATCTCAGTGCCTTTGACAATCTTGTTAGCGTTACCGGAAGGTAGGCTATCTTTAGCTGCAAAGTTAGTTGTCTTTGTATAGTTGCTCATTAAATTAATCTACCTAAAAGTGCTTCAGTGTTTAACTCTTGTATTGACAAAGCGCCACCATTAATTGTTGCTTCAATACCGATAGTAGCGACTTTGCCTGAGCCAGTAGCTTTTACTCTAGCAACGTCAATTACAATAGTTGCGCTGTATTCAGAGGAAGCTACGTTGTACTCAGAGACACCGTACTCAGCTATTAAACTTGTAGCTACTGTAAATGCTTGTTTACTGTAACCTTCTGTGTAATCATAAGCCCAGTTGCCAACTACTTGACTACCTGAGCCGCCTATAACTGTAAAGGATATTTCCTTTAACATCTTAATTCGTGAAGGATCACCAAAGGACATAGGGTTTGTAAAGTACTTCATTACGTAAGTATCTGTGTCATCCAGAAACTCATCGTACTCATTTATGCCCTTAGCATTACCAAGGTACAAAGTACCATCTGCAAGTCTGGCTCCAGACAGTACAGTTATGCCTGCCCATATAGTTGCTCTGTAGCTACCATCCTCTAGTGTTCCTCTCATGTCAAACGCATAAACTTCTAAGGACGTTGGTAAGAACAAAAGATAAAAAGATTCTTCTGGACTGTAGACAGACTTGATGTTGTTTGTCTCATTGTTAACAGACAGCATCATTGTGTCTCTTACATTCTTAGACACGTTACCTATAGGGTTAGATTTTTCTTGTATAACTCTACCTAAGCTACGTAAGCCAGACTCAGACAAGAAGATTAAGTCTGTGCCTATGGCTTGTACGCTGTCTCTCTCAATACACCCAATGCCAGTGATAACATCAGATAACGTCATGGTAGAAGGAGATGAAGCACCAGAGTACAGCAAAATGCTTCTCTTACAAAAGATAACTAAAAAGTTGTTAAACTCTCGTACAGCTACTATCTC